CCATAGCCATGCGCAGGCTTCCGTCACCGAATAGATCAATCCAACGGAACGGCGACATTTGCATAAGATCATATTCGGTCATGGTAAACCGAACAAGTTCTTCTTTCTCCTCGGACTCCGATACAATTTCTGTACCGCAGATCGGGCAAACCTGTGCGCTCATTGGGATTTCGCTTTCGCACTCAGCACAAATCTTTGTGGGTGCTTCGCCCTTTTCGCGATCATCTAGGTTCACAGCGTCTTCAAGTGAGCCGTGCGTGAGAACGCTTGTGCCAAAGTCTAGCACAACGCAGTCTGTCTTTACCGTGTCAGGGAACTCTTCTGGATCGACTGTGCGTAGGCCACGCCCAATCATTTGCACCATTGTTCCCTTCTGAGAACAGGGGCGCGTGAGAACGACACAGGACACCGGTGGAGCGTCGAAACCCTCTGTAAGCACGGCTACGTTGACCACAACCTGTACGTCACCGTGGGCTAAGTCATGTAGAATCTGTGCGCGTTCAGGCTTTGGCGTTTCGCCTGTCACGATGTCAGCGTTGACCCCTTCAAGTAGAAACTCTGCCAGTAGGTCTTCTGCGTGTTTAACTGTACTGCAGAACACAACTGTCTTGCGGTCTTCTGCATGGTTAAGCCATTCCTCAACAACCTTCTGGTTAATCACCTTGCGGTTCATAATCGCTTCGACTTCATCCATGTCAAAGTCGTTGCCCTTGCGCGTGACCTTATCCAGTTGATCTTTGACCCCGCAATCAATCACATAGGTGCGCGGTGCGACAAGAAAGCCCTCTCGGATTAAAGTCGTGATTTCAATCTGGTGTGAGCAATTGCTAAATACGTTGCGCAGTCCTTTGCCATCGCCACGGTTAGGCGTAGCTGTGAAGCCAACGATCTCTGCGTCAGGGTTATCTTCTTTCACTGCGTCGATAACCCGAACATATGTATCTGCTGCAGCGTGGTGGCTCTCGTCCACGACGACCATATCGAATACGGGACGATCCCGCAGATTGCGTTCGCGTGAGATTGTTTGCACCATAGAGAATACGGCACTACCGTCCCAGTTTTTCATGGTGCCGTTTACGATGCTTGTTGTGATGTACGGGTTGATGCGCTCGAACTTGGATTTGTTTTGATCAACAAGTTCATCTCTATGCTGCATCACGAGAATCTTTTTGCCATCCTTGAATCTACGCCCAATGAGAGCGGACATCATAATGGTCTTACCTGCGCCTGTGGGGGCGACTACGATTGTATTGCTGTGCTTGTCGAGTGCTTTACATGCATCATCGACAGCCGCCTCTTGATAGGGGCGCAGTAACATGTTGGGACTCCATTTGATCTAGAAAGTGAGGGGGTATTTGGCCCACGGCCCCCTTTCCGTGGTCTAGCAGGTGCGGAGTGACCTGTGCCGCTAGATATTACCGATTAGCCCAACTTGGTGCTGCACCTGTTGCCTGTGGTTGAGGCGTTGGTGCTTGCGCTGCCGCTGCAGGTGTCTGCATGACTGGTGCTTGACCAGATGGGATAAAATCCTTTTGGTTCGGCGTTAAGGCTGCTGTTAGCTTGTTGCTATCAGAGTAGCCATTGTTGCCTTTCTTGATGCCAACTTTAGCGCAAATCTCCATTCCATTCAAGTCCATGACACCTGAGATGTTTCGACGCTGCTGCGCCTCTGGTGACATGTCGCTTGGATCAAGACTGTTTGCGCTTTCGATGATTTGACGCAATGTTTGCAAACCAATCTCTTTGGCCTGTGGGATACCGCTCTGGCCCATCTTGTCTCCATCGACAAAGATGCGATCCCAGAACTTACGGCGATCATGTTCACCGCCCACGATTGTGAACTCTAATTCCATCCACTTGGCTTTTGATGATTGTGATTGCTTGAACCACTGACCTGCGCCGAACTCTTGAAGTTCGATGTCGCCCATCTTGACGACGATCACGGCACGGCACACTGTGCCTGCAGGGATTAGAGTGCGCTCCATTTGTGGTGCGTCTGATACGGGTGCATTATTTAAATTAAGCATTTGCGATTTCTCCTTCGCTAGAATTTTGAACGTTTGGATCAACGAAATCCAATGGACGCTCTGATTGCAATGGGCCTGTTGACATCTTTGCCATTAGTTTACCCAAGTGCGGTTCTTCCAATGTGTCGAGCCTACCAGACCGATCTTTGGCAGGGTAGCCCCATTCGTTTAGGGCACCGCAGACGAAGGCACGAAATGGTCCATTGTCTCCCCCAAGGACAGCCATCGTGATCACTTCGTCTACGATTCCCGGCAATTCGCGTCCAGTCTTACTCCCTTCGATCTGAAGCGCGTATTGCTTTCTGCCATAATCATCGGTAACTTCGTCTAGGATGCCGACGAAAATGACATTCTTTTCGCGAATATGCTGCAAGTGTGTAAGCCATGCCATCATTTCGCGACCGTGCATGCCGTAGGCCGCACGAGTGTCCAACTTGCCAGTCCTATCGGATCGTGCTTCTGGCTGTTGTTGGCACCACTGAAAACATAGGCGACCTGCGACTGTGATTGAGTCAACAAAGATAGTGCTAAACTTCGACATAATCTCTTGAGGATCGCCATATGTTTGCACAACGTAATCGTAATGTGCTTGGCTATATGGCTGATCCTCTGACAATGATGGGTTTGGCCCACCAATGTAGCATGCAAAGTCACGGCATTCTGCCCATGTTTGAGGACGGATAACGTCGATGGGGTATCCTTCGATAGCCGCATCACCCGCTTCTAAGTCCATAAAGAGTGTAGTGTGAGGCTCTAGTGTACGAGCCAATGTTGTTTTGCCTACGCCGCTTGCGCCACATACGACGATCTTATGACCGCGCTTTTCCGCAAGACGTTGTTCGGCTGTGATAATTTGTAAACCCATTAGTCCACCTCTTCGATTGTGAAACCACCAACCTCTACCGTGCGGCAAGGCTCCAATACTTCTTTGATTGAAGGTGGTGCTGTTGTGTACTTACGCTCTTCTACTGCGAGTGTAAGTTTGCCATAGTGACGAGCTTCGTTTTCGGGCATTTCTTGCAATGCCTTACCAAGCTCATCTTGATCCCACGTAACTTTCTTGCGGACAACAGCTTTTAACTTTCTGTTGCCTGCCACGATGTACGTGGTGCCAAAGTCTTTGCCATCTGCGCGTAATGCGTCACGCGCTACAGATAGCCACATATCTGAGATTTGTTCTTCAACGTCTTTAAGCTCTGCACGTAGCTCGGCAATGATGACTTTTAATTCATCTCGACGTTCGAACAGTTCATTACTGTCCATGTCAGTCTCCGCGTTAAATTTTTCTAGAGACTTAGACTTAGTAAAGTATGGGATTTATGTCAACCACTTTTTTTAGAAAGGTAGATTTCGATGTTGTGAACAGCCTTCATCAACTTCTTTTTTAGTTTAAATTCAGGGGTTTCCACGCCTTTGGCATCTTCGATGATGTGTTCCCACTCGCCGTCCTTAGTTTCTTTATCGTACTGAAAGTCAGCAACGTAGGTGCAAATCTTCTGACCATTTACTGTGATAATAAAGCGCGGCTGCAGTTCTAAATTCTGCACACGACCTGCTCTTTCGAGAGACTTTAGATATAAATACCGCTGCGATTCCCACTTGGAATCGAATGTAATCCCATCCACCACGGTCTTCTTGTTACCGTACTTCGGCCTTGACCTTTTAAGTTTGGGATTATATGTTGGTTTTGAGTACATTATGGGAGTTATGCTAGTGCCTAAGCCATCAAAATACAAGTCTATAGGTGTCAGCACAGACACTTATGAGAAAATAGTTCAAATGGCGGAGAAAGAACGCCGCAACATTTCGCAACAATTGTCGCTGCTCGTTGATCGTGAGTATGAATCTTACGGTATGACACGACAGCCCACACCTGCTCGTGTTATCACAGGTGGGCTATCCGCAATCATTGAAGACTAAAGAAGCCCTGCGCTTCCAAGACCGCCCAGTAGTGATAACGCCACTGCTGGGTTTTCTTTTGCACGTTCACGAATACCCATCATGCCCATAGGCTGCTGTGCCGGGGCTGGTGCGGATATTTGTTCGGGTTGTATCGCAGGCTGGACTTGGGGTACCGGGGTACGTGGCGGAGTTGGAGCCTTCATCTTGCTCTGCATTGTGTCTAACGCGGCTGATAACTGCTGTGATCCTTCCTGAACACCTTCTTGAATAACCTGCATTGGTGTTTGAGATGCTGCTGAACCAAACGCACTGGCAAGTAGATTTCCTAAAACTTGCGCCTTTGTTTTCTGAGATGCGCCTTTTGTCATCTCTTTGTATTGATTTACAATTGATTTGTACTGTGGTGCAGAAGATAAAAATCTACCAACAACACTAAGCCGAGCAAGTGTTCCTAAATTTTGCAATGGTTTGGCTGCAATGTTCGCTGCGACAAGATCGCCACCTTCTGCAGCTTTTGAATTGAAAACCATAATACGACCAAAATCATTCATATCTTTAGCCATATCATCACCAAAGACTAAGTTTAATTTCCCTGACTTATATTCATCTTGCAAACGTTGACCAAACAACTTGAATTGTTTGGGGTCAGTCAAGAAAGCATCACCAAAGTCACCGATAATGTTATCAACATAAAACGCTCTAATTTTATTTAAGTCTTCAGGAGACTCAAAGTATTTAACGAGCTTCGCTACATCAACGTCTTTAGTTGCGCGATTGGCGATGACTTCCGCTGCGGCCTGTGGTGTGATTGATCCGTCTTGCAGTGCTTTGATTGCACGGCTTTTATCAAGGGCAGCTTTTTCATCCATAGCGAACTTCAAATTGCGCAACAAGTTAACGCCAGACTCATCTGCGCCACGAGAAACAACATCATCAATCATACTGTCTGTAACTTTTGATAAGTTCAAAACAGACATCTGATCTGCCAGCTTATTTATTTCCGGTAGATTTTTTCCGAACAATTCATCGGCTGTAGTACCCAGACCATCCAGCTTCTCTTTGAACTTCTTCACACTGAACGTTGTTGGATTATTGTCTTTCACAG